TGAGCAAGCAACAGTTAAGGCAGTACATAAATCCCCCGCCGGATATGCTCCGATGGGGGATTAAAACTATGCTGCCAAGTACTTTCTTGTGGTCTTACCCGCCAGTCCGTCTGCAGTAATCTTGCAGGACTTCTGATATGTCAGGATTGCTGCTACGGTCTTACGACCGCAGATCCCGTCAATGTCAGCTTCTGTCAGCAGACCGGCTTCCATCAGTTCCCACTGAATCCACTTGACACCCTCGCCAGAGGAAAGGAATACCTTGATATTCTTCTTCTTTGCCTGTGCCTTACTTGTTACCGTCATGGTAGGCTTTGTGTAAGGGTTTGTCCCTTTCCATGTGCCAGGCACCTTGGTCTCATAGGTATATGTCATGTCCTTGAAGGTAAGACCGTACACCCACTTGGTAGAAAATACTTTGGTCAGCACCGTGCCGTAATTGATGCCCTTGGCTTCGATGCACATAGGGACACCATTTACCTTGCCGATATAGACACCCACATGGCCAGACTTCCACAGGACAGTTCCGAGAGCAAAGTCATTAATCTTTGCAATCGGCATACGGTTGTATGCGGTCTGATAGAGTTGGTAGGAGCCGATGTTAAGCTGCCGGTAACCGGCAATCAGTCCTGAGCAGTCCACATTGACCTTGCCGACTTGTCCCTTTCGCCGTGCCTTTGCCATATAGTAGGTGGTCACGACCTTGGGATACATTCTGTGCATAGTGCTCATTTTGTTTTCGGTCAGAGCACCCTCGGGAATCTTGGATCCGTAAAAATATGGAGTGCCAAGACGGTTTTTTGCGTATGCAACTAATTCGTTTCCTGTTTTCATTTTATTTTCCTTTCTATATTTTTTAATCATTGTTATGTTTTTAATCTCCGCCCATCTGCTATGACTACTTCTGTAAATGGCAAGTTAATTGCTCCTGACTATCAATCTGCTGTAGCCATACAATCTAATTACACTTGTATGACTAATGGATATGTAATTGGAACAATACAGGGTGCAGTGAATGGCTGGGCATCTATCCGATCATCCAAGAATGCAAATTATTTCTTGGCATTATGTACATCATCAGAAAAACCTATAGCGGTATGTATTCCATTTACATCAGGAGACTCCGTTATATTTGGATCGAGTGGTACATATAATCTCGCATTTGCACCGGCTAAATAATTATTTATATGCCACAACAAAATTTAATATAAATGTTGCATCATTGCTAACATTTGCAATTTGATATGCATAAAACTTGCTATTACTTGCAAATCTTACACTAACTGCCCAATCACAATTTGCAAACACCCCAAATACATTTGCATTGTTTGGCAATCCAAAGTCAGACAAGGAGCCTAAAAAGGACTGTTTATTCTCCACTAATAGAGTAACAGATGTTGATATTGATGCAAATTTCAAACCATTTAAATTGCCATTTACATCACTAATCGCACCTGTGACAGTTCCGTCACCGATTGATTTAATATCAGTATTGCCTATGAGCGTAATTAATGTCTTGATGTTCTTTATCGCAAGGCTAACCTTGCCGATAATTCCGCTGAGTTTCTCACCTGTGGTCGGCTGTGCAAGTTCGGTTGGCTCGGTAAATGTTACGGTTGTGTTGGAAGCATCACCTGTCTTTTTGAGATAATCAGTCAAGTCAATGTTGGCTAATTTTTGGTCGGTAGTAATCTTGTCATAGTAATTAGTTAAATTGTCAACATCTTTGGTGATGTATCCAGCATCATTTTCTAATTCGCCGACTTTTGTAGGTATGCCTCCTGTTTGCTGTTTTGCCTGTTCCATATAATACTTTGCGTTATCGGTATCTTCTCCTTCTCTTGTTCCGGTTCCACCTATGGCATAAGATTCAGCCAATACAGATTTTGCATTTGCGAATTGAGCATAAGCAGATGCATTTGCGGATTCTACTCTAATATCTGCTAAATAATTAGGCTGTAGCATAGCATCTGTTACTGATCCTGTTTTGATTGAAAAAGAATAAGTCTTATTCTTTCCAGTACCAGTCACGGATACAGCTATGGTTGCAGAATCTTCAAATGTCAACACCGGAATCATAGAACCAATATCAGCCTTAAACTGTGTTCCATCTTCTGTAGTCATGGTAATGATTCCGTCATCAGACATGGAAAAGCCGACAGGAATTTTTTCAATGTTAAGGTCAAAAATAATTTTTTCACCGTCGTATTTTGTAATAGTAATAACACCGGTTGTTTCATCCATAGTCCAATCAGCAATGTTTCCGTTTATTGCAGACTTGTCTACTTTTAAGGCATCCTGTGATATGATACGGTTGTCCAACGCATCAATAGCAGAATCCATCTGATTAAGATTGTATGCATCTAAATCCGTGTTCTCACTTGGATAATCTTCCCAGTTAATTCTGGTATAAACCTTATTCATTGCCATCTGCGGTTACCTCGTTTTCCTCTTTAATAATCTGCATATCTGATAACTGTTTAGTCTCCGAATATACTTCATACAGTACAAGCCTTTTCACCTCGATAGGCAACGGTGTTTGATTTAATACTGTCACAAGGTTGCTTTTTAATTTCTTAATCTCAAAATTTGCTGCCATATCAATTCTCCCTTACATAGATTTCTTTTCCTTGCTCTTCTGCATACGCATACAGATTTTTGCACAGTTCAGATACCTCATATCCGCTCTGTGCAACCACTGTATCCGACATGTCAATAAGTTGCTTCATAAACTCTTCAAAACCATCGCCATCTTCCGTGCTAAACAATGTTGCATTGATTTCCGTAAACGTGGAAATTCCAATGGTAAAAGCTATATATTGCTGAATTTCTTGCCTTTCTTCCATTACTTCTTTCATTGTTTTTCCAATAATTGTTTGAAGAATAAATATTTTTTTTACCATAATAAATCTCCTACGTCATAAGTGTGACAATTCCAGATGTTGCAGTTAGCAAACCTCCAAGTGATGAAACTCCTGTAATAAAATTAACATTATGTCCAGGATAATCAGCAACATTGGCTGTTTGTGTTACCAAAGATACATCTGATACGGTTCCATTTATATAATTTTTTGTGACACTTAATGTGGCACTTGTCAGTACTGTCTTACTGCCTAATATTTGAGAAGTTGTTGATATGTTTTTTACATATTGTGAATCATATGTTGCTCCATTTCCTACCACTAAAATTCCGCTTACACTTACCATTGAAGCATCAATAGTAAGATATTGTCCCAATCCTTTTATAGATCCTGTGCTTTGCAATAGTTCGTTATAAAATTTAATTTCACCTGATGATACTTCTGTGTAACTCCCGTCTTCTCCTATAGACTTAAAACTACCAGTCATTACTGCATTTTTAGCTGTTATAGTTCCATCTGCTGATATGCTACAGTTATCTGCTTCCAATACAAAACGGTTTCCAGAAATACTTACCTGTCCACTCTCAACGCTCAACTGCGAACTGACATCGCCTTTGGAGACTTTCAGTTTAATTTGATCTGACTGCAAAGATATTGCCGCTGCTAATTCTACTTCTGCATCTGTAGCCCTTTTTGCTTCAAGTTCAATCTTTCCTGCTGTCTGTGTAATCTTCGTATCCAGGCCATTCTCTACATCCTTGATTTCAGACCGAGTTTCCTCAACAGTACGTTCTAACTCATTTGTCTTTCCAAGTAATTGCTTAATATCATATTCATAACCATTTACCTTTTTGGTACGGTATTCTTTACCTTCGCTAAAATAACTGTCTTGCAATTTCTGAATACCATTTAAGGTTCTTTGCATTACATACGTGTAAACTAAATCTGTTTTTGTATTTACTCTGATTCCGTCACCGACTTCTATACAAGGGTTTCCTTGCGCTGTAATTTTTGCCGGTCTGTACCATATTCCGTAAATAATACTAAGGACATTGTCTGCTATGATCTGCAACTCTTTTGCAGATTTTCCATATACCAAAAAATTGTTTTCAATAATATAGCAGTTATTTCCAGTACCGGATATTGCACCAATATCACTTTCAGTCTGTCGAATTTGTAATTTATCAATTTTTTTGCATATATAATCTTCGTATTGGCAAGATATGTAACTGTTGCCCGGAACTTTTGTGACATTTGTGTTAGACTGAGGATATAAACCTTTTTGAGGATATAACCCTTTTTTGGGATACAATCCCTGGCTCATCATCTGCAAAATTATGTACTGAAGTTTTCCATTTCTACCAAAATGTCCAAAACATCCGTTTATTTCACAAATTGCTTCTAATACTTTTTTACCTGACAATTCACTTGGCTTTATAGTTTTTTCAACTAGCATTGAATCGTTTACAAGACTAATTGTCTCCGAATCAATACCTAAATATTCGCAAAAACTGTTTCGAAAATTTAATAATGATAAAGGAAACGCTAAACTGTTGTACCATGCAGATACATCGGCATTTGCAACGTCGTACATTTTGTCATAAGCTGTGATATCTCGATATTTTCTATCTCCGGATTTTTCATCAGATATTACATTATAATCACCATATTGAAACGGTTTTTCAGAATGTCCTCCCAAAATAGAAAAAACACTTAGTTTTTTGTTTTTTAAACTGCTGACGGAATTTGTTACACGAAATTTCAGTTCAGATGCTTCACAACATCCAAAACGTAATTCGTTTTCCGAGCAAAGTCCCTCTTTCAAAGACCATTCCTCGCAGTGCAAATCTGTATTGTCGAGTGTACCGCCATTGAATTTAATAGATATTTCTCTTTTTATGGAATTTTCAAGAAATAATGATTCATATTCGTAATTAATCATATCAATATCCTATAAATGCAATTCTTAATGGTGCATATTGTATATTGTTATCTTTTATAGTTTGTATCTGAGGTTGCGGTTCTGCCATATACGCATCTTGTGTTACATATCCGTTATATTCCAATATAAACGCGGTAATTGAAACTTTTCTTTCCAATTCATTAATATAATTTCTTCGAATCATATCCATAATTTGTCCATATTGTTCATTATCTAACGGTATAGTTTCAAACTCGCACTTGATAGGTACATGAGACAGTGCTTCCCGATGTAACACACCGTTTGCATCCCGGTAAGAATCAAGGTCCTGCACGGATGCATATCCCTTGTATGTTTTTTCTTTTATATACTTCATATTGAATATTTCATTGCCTATTTTTAATAAAAACCCGGAATACAAATTTACACCTCCCAATTAATACTGAAATGCACTTTTTCCAGTTCGATTTATATAACTGTCATTTCCTTTTTTTACAGCACGAAGAAGTTCAATCTCGTTCATATAAACAACAACATATTCTCCGTTGTTACTTTTCTGAAATGCTCCACTTTCTTGCAATGCTTCAACCAAAGCCTGTTTGATAGTAGATATAGGGGATACAACCTCTGTCTCTCTGTTGTTGTCACCCAGTATAGCTGCAAACTCTCTTGACTGTCTGGGAACAACCGTACCGGTTGCAAGACGGGGCAGTGATACTGGTGTGATGTTAAATCCGATATGCTTTCCACCAATGCCGGGCACTATATCGGGGATGTCAAAACTAATTGCATTCAGCGCACCAATGATTCTGTTTATGCTTCCCTCAACTATATCAATGATGACATTAAGGATGCCCTTAAGGACATCTTTCACACCTTCCCATGCCTGCTTCCAATTTCCGGTGAATACTCCAGTGATAAACTTGATCAAACCGCTTAAAATATCAATTACATGGGATATAATATTTTTAACCATTGTCAGAAAAGGCTTTAACTGACCAGACATAGCCTGGATGCATACCTTCCATTTTATTGATACAAGGTTCAATACGTTTTTCAGAAACTCAAATATAGTTCCAATTTCTTCCGATTTTTCCACGAACATATTTCCCATGTCGGAGAAAAATTGAGACACATCGTTCAATATTCCAACAAATGTCTCTCCGAGGAATGCTGCGAATGGAGCAAACACTTCGTTCCATATCTCACTCAGATACGGAGAGATCACTTCAAATGCCTTATTGCAAGCTTCTACTGCACTGGCCAACAGATTAAAAAATGTCGGGAGTGCATCTTCAATCACAAAACTACCGAGCGGTTCTAAAACGTTCTCAAGTAGCCACAAAAGGCCTTTTCCGATATTATCTGCCAATGGCTCAATGGCTGTTTTTAGTTTTTCAAAGCTGTCAATCAGCGGTTGGAAATCAATATTTTTAAACCAGTTCTGCAGACTTTCTTTTATCGGATCAAGAATGGATTTCAGTTTGCCTGCCAATCCAGCAATCTTGCTCTCAATCGGTGAAACCTCAAACATATCGTTGGGAGACACTGTACCTCCTGCACCGCTGCTGTCCTGCTTGGACTGGTTATTCAGTTCATCAATGCTTGCCAATGATCCTTTTGCTTTTTTTGCCGCCGCCGCGGTCCCATTAAGGCTCTTTGCATAGTTCTCTTGCACCTTGATAGCCTTTGTGAAGGTACTTGCTCCGGTCAGTGCCGCAAAAAACTGACCGACATAATTCATGGCAGTGCTCAACAATCTGATAAGCCTTGTCAGAATCGGTTCTATTACCGTCAGAATCGGTGCAAATGCCACAGCAAAGCTGTTCTTTAACTGCGTGAGAGCCGATTTAAGGTTGCTCAATGCCGTGTTGGTAGGATTTACCCCATCATTGAATTGAGCAAGGTTCTTGAAGCCTTCAACCATTGCAGAGCGCAACTTATTGATAAGTGCTATCAGACTTTGAACTCCAAAAACATATTTAAGCATGGTTTTTAAACCAACTTTGAAACCTCCACTGCTTTTTTTAGCAGAATCTCCCATTTTTCTGATAGATTTAGATGCTTTTTCAGAAGCGTCTCTGATATTCTTAATACTATTTGCCTTATCTTCCATTCCGTTTTTAGAATTTTCCAAAGACTGTATTTCTGCATTAAGTCCAGATATGTTATTTTTTGCCCTATCTATTTCAGAAACAAGTGTATTGTAATACTTCAAATCATCTTGACTTGGAGCAATTCCAATTTCTTTAGATGTGGAAAAAATTCTATCCATTCTTTCTTTTGTTGCTTCCAAATTTTTTATATAGGACTCTAAATTAGAAATTTCCTTTTTAGCTTGGTCTATTCTAATTTCAGTATCAATTACAACAGCATTATTTGCCACACGCACCGCCTATCCGAGCAGTTCCTTGAGGGCCTTTTCATCTTCATCGCGCTCCCGCTTCTCTTGCTCTGTCAATTTATCCTTAAGCAGTACAACATCCTTGTTGTCCCGGATGTAATCCTGCTCCCACTTTTCTAATTTCTTCCCGGTGGCTCTTTTCTGCCGGATGGATAGGATATGAGTAAAAGTACACTCGCCTATCTCCATGTACGCTGACAGAAATGTCCACCAGTGCATATATTTGTCCGCGCGGATTTCTCTACCAACCACACGGTTTACTGCCGGGATGATTAGTGTTGCATCCTGCTCCCAGTCCATTACCCGCGGACTTGGTTTGTCCGTCTTTTCGACACCCATGTCAATAAATTCCGCGACACCTTTGAATGCATCTTCCAAATCTTCATTAGGTATGCTGTCGGGATCCTCAAACATGATCTGCCGGATAATCTCACTTTGGATGTAATTTGTTTCTTCCGGTGTATCACCGGTCATATCCTTGTCAGATAGGGCGGTCAGCACATCCAACACCGCCCTATAATCTGTCCTGATAGGATATTCATGTCCGTTTGCTGTCACGGATGTAGGCAATTCCCATAGATTCATTCCAAACCTCACTTATGGTACTTACTGGTATACTGGTTGATTTTGGTCTGTACCTTTTTAAACCGCTTGCCGGTCTCTGATTCAATCAGCTTGCCGATAGCATTGAGCACGTTCTCCACAAAAAACTCACCGTTGGCCAGAACAGTAAATGGGGATGTGATGGAAAAGAAACTCTGCGATACGTTAGAATTGAACAGATAGTCAATCTGCTTATCCAGTTCTTCTTCCATTTCTTTCACAATGTCCACAATATCCTTGCGCTCATCCACATTGTCTGCGATATGGCTCACTGCTTCAGCTACGTGCTCATACCGCTTGACCAGTTCCACATCCGCAGGATTCATTTCAAACTTACCGAGCACGGTTCCGTTCTTGTCCTCAATGGTGTACTGTTCAAGTCCTCTATCAACTACGATTTTTCCCATATTCTTTCATCCTCTCTTTCTTATTCTGTGTCGCCTGCTGTGAATGTAGGCACCTTAGCAGCAATGGTTGCGGTTCCTTTGGTTCGGTTTCCGTCATACCAAAGATTGAAGTTGATCCCCAGCCCGGAAGTATCACCGCCATAAGAAGTGATCTCCACCTTGCCATCCTCTTCCCATGCATCGTATTTATTTCCGGCATCAGTCTTGTCAATCAGTACTTCAAGGATTTTCACCTTGCAGTCATCACCGGACTTGCGATTCATAGCAATATCCTTAAGGAAATCGTAAATTGAATCTGCCGGGTCTGCATGATACGGTTCTACGCTGACCTGAGGAGCGTATCCCGTGTCACTTACAGATACATCACCAGTGACATCTTTGGTCTGCTCAAAAGATCCATTCATTTCGACACTCATGTCATCAATACCTTTTCCCAGTAAGTAATATGTCGGTGAAAGAGTACCACTTGCCGGTTTCATGTAAAGTGCGTGTGCTTCTCGCTTTAATTTAGACATAAAAAATAACCTCCTACCTATAACTGTTTGAGTGATTAGGTTAGCGAGCGGCTTCCATATTGCCGCCCGGTCGACTTCTACAAGTCAAATTTATTTTTGTAAGTTGCTGTGATGTTAATGATCCAATTCTCCGCCTTGTCCTCGTTGATAGAATCAAGGTATGACGGACTTACTCTCTGTATCTGCTTAAACTCCCTATCCCCCGTAAGAATCGGATATTCTTCCAACCGATACTCTGCATCATTTAACGTTATGGTTTGCCGCTCCAACCATCTTCCAAGGTTATCAAGCCACTCCTTTACCTTTTCCTTTCGGCTCTCTGACAGTCCGCTTGCCCGGTAAACCACAATGAACGGATAATCGCAGGTCTGCTCCACATGACCAGTCACATCCTTCTTTTCCTGTCGAATTGCGCTCCCGATTGACGGAAACACCGCTTTTCCCTTGGAATCCCCCAGTGTAGCGTATTCGATGGAATCTCCCGGAGACAGTCCAGGATACTGGTTGATAAGGTTCATCAGAGCAGTAGTGACAACCTCTTGCCCATCAAGATCATATCTTACTTCTTCTTTTTTATCTGCCATAATCCACCTACTTTCCCGTGATCTCAAAATGAGGTATAACTCCCAGCTTTGACACGGAAGTTACGGCATACACACCGTCATAGGTGCTGTTCATGTAATCGTAAAATCCGTTCTCATAATCATCCTCCGCAATGGGATCTTCCGTCCATTCCCCCACATAAAAGAAATCGAATTTTTCACCCGGTGTGAATGTAATTGTCTGTGGCAGAAGATCATTTGTCTGTCTGTCCCATGATTTTGGATTAAGATAACTTTTACCGGCAATCATATCTCCTGCATCGTACCGAACATTCAGAACCACATTGTCCTTGGACTCTTCCCCGTACTTCTGTACGATGGCAGAGCGGTCCGCCATGACATTTACGTCATGCAAAACAGTAGGGTACCACATATCCCCCAAACGGCTCTCATATCGGTTGAAAATCGTTACTGTATCGGAATACATAGCACCCTACCTCTTTTACTTTAACTGTTTATAAATCTGATTTACTCCCGTAGCTGCTAGACCGGATACGATGCCTACCGCAATAGCTGTGATAATGTCACTGGACGGAAAATCCGGCATCACATACAGACCAACTACACCGAGGATTCCGCCAACAAGACCGCTGATAACCGGCAACCACTTATTGTCAAGTTTCGTGGCTTTTATTCCCTGTGATACCAGATAGCAAATCACGGTAATAGCTGCCACGCTTGCAATTCCAAAATCCATGTTTTATACCTCCACATAATAAGGATATACTCCACCAAACAGAAGATTTACTCCGTTTTTGTCTTTTGTACCTCTCAGGTATTCGTTGATGGTATCCGCATATAATCTTGCTTGTGCAGATTTGTCTGAAAGAACCTTGCCTATCAAACCGCCTCCGGTATCATAAGAGATACTCTCATTCCCGGCGGTTCTGGATTTTATGGTTTTATTGCCCTCTGCTTCTGTTTCTGCCTTGTCAATCTTTACCATGATGTCCACCAAAGCACATTCACAGCGTTTGACCGCTTCGGCATCGTATGCCACATCCGGGAATGCAAAATCCAGCTTGCATCTACCATCAACACCCGTCACAGCATTCTTGACAAGCTTTTCAGCGTTCCAAATGAGCCGATCAAAAACCGTCTCATCAACAGTAGTCCCGTATAAAGTTTTGTAAAACTCATAGTCTACATACATACTGATTTACCCCTGCTGTGCTAAAAACTCGTCAATAATGTCTGCTTTCTTTGTCTTTGTTATGCTATAGCCCAACTCATCAGCCAAAGATCTGATTTCGGCAACCGTCATGCCATTCAAATCTTCGGCTGTATATCTGCTTAAGCTATAGCCTGTTATTCCCCCAAGCTTGCCGCTGCTGCCTGTGTAATGGTTCCCTTGATGACACCCTTATCATTATCTGCGAAAATCTTAATTCCAGATAAAACAGTGTCATCAGCGGTCAGCCTGTCGTAATCTGCGTATTCATGGATCGCAATAAATCCAGTTTCGTCAGAGTAGAAAGCAAATGCCTTTGCAAGATCACTTTCGTTGGCAGGAACATAGTAACCTACGATGTTCTCTTTTGCAGTGGCAAAAAAGGTGTTCTTTGTAATACTACTGTTCATGATCACGGTTCCAAGACCCAGGAAATTCTCGACATAATTAAAACCAAAAGCAGTCTGTACAGTAATATTTGCCTTGCCAAGGTAATCAGCGACATCTTCCGCATTTACGAAAAATACAGTTTCTACATTGTCATTTTCGTAAATGTTCTGAAGTTTGCCCCACGCATCAGCAAAAGCTGCCTGCGCTCCCACACCAGTAGCAGTGGGCTGTCCAGCAATAGTAAGGGATGTAATAATATTTTTTCTGATGCCTGACTGAATGTCCTGGAGCATCTTTTCTGTCGTCTCATTGTGTGCCTGCTCATACCCCTTATCCAAAATAGCTTCTGCGGTAGTGGCTTTTCTCCATTTTCCAAGAACAATCTCTCCAATAGGGGTATCAACCGTGCTATACTTAGACAGAGGAATGATTTCACCCTCAGGAACAGTACCGTCCTGCAGGGTACCAGTTACAGTATGTCTCTTAAGCATTGTTCCTGCCTGCTTAGGAATCAGTCTCATAATTCCCAGCAGCTCCATCAGCTTTTTGATGGAATAGCCAAAACGAGAAACAAAATCAATCTGACGAACAGTGACAAGGTTTTCGCTTTTAATCAGGTTGTCTTCTGCGGCTGTCGTAATGTTTGCCATAAAAATACCTCCAATAGTTTTTGTTGGTTAGCGATCCGCTCAAATTGCGAACCGGTTATTGATTTACTGGAAAAGCTGCGGGTTTTCAGCAATTAATTTCTGTCTTTCCGCTGTACCGTAAATAAATCTTCCAGTCTTAGGATCTGTGGCATAGATATCTTCTTTGGACTTGATACCGCTGCCGTTGTTACCTCCCTTATTTACACTTGTAAAATGGGGAGTAACAATGTTATCTGCCTTAAACAGCATCTTGCTGTCCTCAGCTTCTGACAAAGCCTTAATAGCACTTTCAATATCAGATTTCTGATTTTTGGATGCTTTCAGAGTGGGAATGTCAAGGCATCCCATGATAGCCTTTTCATTCAGACCGTTGGCAGATTTGATAGCTTCTTTCAGCAGATCATCAAAATCTCTGTCAGCAATCTTCTGCTTATAATCTTTTTCTGCATCTTCTGCCTTTTTCTTCCAGTCCGCAATGGACTTTTTCAGCGTATCAACATCAACCCCGTCAAAACCTTTTAAGGTCTCTTCCGCGGTATCTGCCCTGCTTTTTTCCTTGTCACGCTCCACGGTCATATCGTCAAGTTTCTTCTGAATCTTGTCGATATCCTTGCCGTTCTCAGCCATGACAAAATTGATCTGATCCTGAGTTAATCCCTGTGCTTTTAATTCCTCTGTTTTCATACAATCCTCCATATTAGGTTGTTTTAGGTCTGTAACCATCGACCATGTTGTTGTGTATGCTTGTCATTTTAGGTCTGCCGACCAAACCGCATGAACCGGAATCGAACCGATATTGCACCATTTCCACAGTGCAGTTTTTGCCATTAAACTATCACGCAGGGCTTTCGCCTTTAGGAGAGGTCTGAAAGAATATATGGTTGCCTGCGATTTAATTTTATCACACTTGTTATTTTATGTAAATATTAAATATCGAGTGTTTTTATATCACATGTTATTTTGCATAAAAAGAGAGCAGTTTTACCTGCCCTCTTCTGATTTTACATTCTTTCAAGCATCTTAATGTACTTGTCGATGGTCTCACGTTCTTCTGGAGTATCAGCATCACGCTTAAGTTCTTTTAGCTTGTTATGCATATCTCCCATGAAGTCCTCAAGATCGGCAAGCATACTCTGCTTACTGGCAATAGAATGGTCATTCCGGTACATCCGCTTGCTGTCCATGTATCTTCTATCAGAGTAATCACCGTCATCGTAAGAGTTTCCATCATCGTATCTGCGGGAATACCGTCCCATGCTGTCTCTCTTGGCTCTCATTCGTCCTCTTGCCTGGCTGTATCGGTCATCATCGTACTCTTCCATGCCCTCAACAGTCTTGAGATCCTTGTACATATCAATCAGTTTGAATGCGGTATCAAGATTTCCAGTGGTCAACCCCTTATCCGCAATCTTGTCGATTTCCTCGCAAATTACATCTAACATCTTGTCATGTCTCATTATACTCACCTCACATTTTCGACACGCAGAGTGCCGCTTACTGTCACACCGGCAGTATCAATCTGCAAACCAACATTTGCAACATTAGGATACTGCGCCAGTACGGTCCTAATTGCATCTACAATCGGCACCGTCACAAATCCCGCCGCTGTGGTGGTGGCTGTTACTGTCGCTCCAGTAGCAACACCGTCTGCCAGTACCGAAACAACAACATTCCCGGCAACCCCGGACAGTGTAAGCGCGGCATCAATGTCCCACAGGCCGCCAGTCCGCAGAGACAAAAGACCGTTGCTGTTTGTGATTTTGCTGTTGGTGTTTTTTACAGTCTGAAAAGGGATATACTGACCAACCACAGAAGTCCATCCCGTTACTCGTCCTAAATACATAATATTCACCTCTTTCTGTCAAAAATAGAGCGCACCCGCAGGCACACCCTATTCCTGAATAAGCCTTACGCTCCGATTACTCGCTATGCAATTGTGGTACCGTTATAATACCCGGCATAAGTCTGTCCACAGCAACAGTACGGGTTCTGTACCACGTATGCAGGTGTAGGACTGGGTCTCAACTGGTTTACAAGGTACTGGTTCTGTGCGCTCTGAGATGCCGCAAGCTGTAAGGAATTGATCTGCTGATTCTGCTCAGCAATACGCTGATTAAGAGCCTCAACCTTGTTAGCCTGGATTGCTTCAAGGATTGCACGGGTTCCTGCGTTCTGACTCTCGATAATATCTCTAGTGTTGTTAGAGTTATTGAAATTCGTCTGGCAGAAGCCACTCTGAATCGCATTGTTGGTGGTGTTAGCGTTCTGCAGTGCATCATAGCGGTTCTGGCAGCAACAATCTGCGATCTGAGTCTGCAAACCGTTGAATCCCTGCATCAGTGCCACATTGGTAGCATTGCCCTGTGTTAAGATGTTGTTGTTTACACCATTGATAAGCTGTGCCTGCGTGTAAAAACCATCACACATCCCGGTGTTGACACTATCAATCTTGCGCTCGATGTTGGCAAAGTCGGAAGTTAAAATGTATCCGTCTGTTGCGGATCCAGAACCACCGCCAAAGCCGAAGCCATTTCTGCCCCAACCGAAAATCAGGAACAAAACGATCCACCATGCACCGTTACCGCCCCACATACCATCATCGTTACTGTTTCTGTTACCCTGTAAGAGAGCAACATCACTTGCTGATAATCCGTCTGTCATTATAATCTCCTCCGATTATGATTTATTTGCTTAAAGCCGTGTCGACCCGACTTATTGCCGTAGTAAATATTGCATTTGCTGTGCCATTTGCTGTGCCTGGTTAAGCTGTTGCTGATTGATTTTTCCCGACCGGAGCATATCCATCAACATGGTTTGAGGATTAACTCCATGCATCTGCCGGCAGAATTGATTAAACTGCTGCACCATAGACATAGGGCTGTCTTGATTAACCTGATTGTACAAAGAGTTACTCATTCTCTGTCACCTCTTTCTTTCTAACAGCCGGCTTGCTGGATGATTTTACTTGTCTTTCCAACTCCTCATATTTTGCCTTTAAATCGTAAAATTCGTTCCGTGTGATAAAATCATCACTGGATTGATTTAAGACGCTCTGTAAGCCTTGTGGAGCGTTCTGCGTGCGTTCTGTGTAATCAAATACCCGTAGTGGCAAAGGCATACCGCTTGCATCTGCTGATTTGAGGTAAAAACACTGGCTCTCGCTGTCCATCAGTAATACAGATTCCCCTCTGCCAACGATCCATGACTTTGCACCGCTTTCTCCAGACACCCAGTTAATCCCATTAGATGAGGGAGCAGGATAGGATGCTTGCGATTGCATAGTCGGTAAAGCCTGTGGCTGATAGCCGGTCTGATAATTCATGTAAGGGTTCTGCGGATACGGCATTGTTCTTTTCCTCCAGTCTATTCAGTTCGTCCATGATATCCCTATCATCCGTGGATAAATAGAGATTGCTATAACCTTTTTTCATACTTTGATTTTAAGGTATAAAAAAAGAGCCTACCATTTCGGTAAACTCTCTAAAAAGTGTCACATCATGCGCCATACATAAGAAATCTATCTCTAAAAAGAGCATCGTTTAATGCCTTTTCAAGTTCATCTTTATAGACAAATGGACTTAATGGGCTTTCGATCCGCTCTCGGAGAATCGGCATTGATGCACTTGCAGAAGCATTCTGCACTGCATCCGCACACGCTTTCGGTGGCAACTCTGCCAATGCATACATTTCCATTCTCTTATGGCCGCATGAATTTACTTGCGGACAAGCCTCACATTTTTTTGATAATTTACTCAAACTATATCCCATTATTAACTCTCCATATCTTTTCTTTTATTCGCTTATTTAGCCTATTGGCAGTACTGAGAGACACATTCATTCGCTCAGCACATTCTTCCAGTGGTACATCCACGCACCGCATGTCAAACAGTGTGCGCTCATCCTCTGTAAAATTACATTCTGCCAGTAGATACCTGATTTCCGGCATTGTAAATTCACAGATTTTCAATTTTTATCCCCCACTATTTGGAATCCGCAAGATATTTAATCATGCTATCCTTGGTTTTTTTCAGATTTTCCACGTTGTTACCGGTTAACTGAGCATCAATCATGGCTATCATTCCTTGGCAGAGAAGAGACTGCGCATTTTTTATAGCTTCTATGGATTCATAATCATTATCAGCTTTCTTTTCCAACTCTTCAACACGCTTTCCCAGTTTAACCGCTGGATTAATAGCTTTCCATACAATAGCAACCGCACCGCCCACAATCGAAACACCGCCACAAATCGAAAGAAATGTGTTCAAAAACTCCATAATGATTATTCTCCTTTTGTACTTTTATTTCTGCCAGTAATACAGTGGTACTTCCCGCCCGGAATCCCACGAATCATAATAAACACCGTCGATTACACAGACAACATGCCCTTGCATTGCAAGGATGTAAATACCGTCCGTGTGCTCTTCGGAAAATTCCTCTACCGTGCAGTCGCAATCACAGATTTTACGGTGATATCTCTTGTCTGCAAGCAGTTTACCCCATACACGGTTGGCAGATGGCATATCCTTCAGCCAGTAGGCATATGCGACCAGTTCCGAAAAGCACTTGTCCCAGTCCATGCAAAAAGCCTTGCACAGTGCCCGGACAACACAGTCACCGACCGTTGCTCCGTTCGGATTCGGATTATAATATGTGTACATCATATCACCCCTATTCCCAGTCTGTCAGAATAATATGGCAGACCGTATTTTTTGCAATGTTCCTGGTACTTCTCGACAGCTTTCTTAATTTTTTCTGTCAAGAGTGCAATCTTGGCATCCGTGTCCTTATTCCGTGGTATCTGCTGCAGAGCCTTCCTCTCACCTTTCATTCTACGGATGCTACGCTCCATTTCCCGCTGTTTCTGCTCATGCCGATACCGCTCTTCATTCTCTTTCGGGTCAATCGGCTCATCATGATTGATATTGATTTCCGGAAGCCACATTTGAAACGTATGGCGGCAGTTTATACCGATAATTCCCTCAATCTGACCATATCCGCAAGTTTCCACAAAGTCAGGATAGTTATATTTCTTTTCTACCATGAGTTTCTGCTTTAATTCTTGCAAATAACCAAATTCGTCATCCTGTATCGGAACAGATGTCATGTTTTTGCTAAGAACATCCTTTGTCCAGTCAAGGGAATAAATCTTACCTTGCCACCATGAATGGTTTTTGTAATCGTCATTCTTGGTAACTCTCGCTCCCAAATGCTGACTGACTTTTACATACTGGATTCCCATTTCTGCGCAGCGGGTAAGAATAATCTCGCTGTTTGCCTGGTTGATTCCAGTGCGAACTGCCCTTGCAATAGCAACATCAATCTTATCTGTGTGCTTGGTGGGATATTCTACTGTCGTGATTCCTTGTTTAGCAAGCTTTTCTACAACCTCATTGACAGCTTGCTGTACCGGCACTCCCGCCTGTGCTTTCATAAAAGCATCGTCACAAGCTTGTATATATTCATTCTGCACAGATATCGCAGTGGTCTTGGTCAGATTTCTGACAGTGCCATTTGTGCGCTTGTATGCGTTTTCCAGTTTCATGATCTCCATACGGGTCATGTTCAGATCCTTGGCAGACCGCGGAATGTTTTCAAAAGTATATTCCGGCATCTCCCGGTTGATGTTGTACTCATGGATCATCAGTTTGGAAAACTCATAGTTGTATGCTGCTATGGTGTTAGCAGATTCCAAAAAGGCCTTATGGATCTCTGAGGATATATCCGGCAGTGCATCCTCTATGGTCTTTCGAATCTCGTCCAGCGTGTATCCGCTCTGCACAATCTGATGCAATTTATGTATGGTAGACGGCATCAATATGTCTTTGCCGGAGTAAAAGGCTTCTACGATCTTTTTTACTACCTCTTTCAGCAACTGGTTGTTCAGACGATTTACCGCCAGTTCTACCCCTTGGATCACCTCATTCAAATATTCAGGAGTTATCAATTATTCAAGTCACTCCCTTCTAATACCCGTCTGACTACCTCCACCCAGTCATCACCGTATCTCTCAATAGCTTCCACATCCCACAGAGAGATTGCTTCAGGGTTTGTATAGTTTAGCGGTTCACCGCTTGGAATCTTAGTTACTTTTTTTCGGCTCCACCATTGTCCCTCTTTATCCGGCAATATACCGTAAAAGCCACCAACCCGCCACACCGGGTCAATGTATTTCTCACCCATGTACATATAATGGGCATACGGCAGAGTAGGGTCGTACACATGGACTTCACCCGATCCGGCAGACACTTCATTTAGAGCGTTGGTCCTGCGGATCAGTTCCCCGTCTCTCCGCGGCATATGCCGTTTCATATCGTCCCATACCTGGTTGTCCAGCGCAAGCTGTGCCCGGTCAAGAGCCGCTCCCAATGGCTGGAAGTTAATATCTATCCGAATACCCTTTTCCGTCCGGTGGATAGAGTACTTATGAAATTCTGATGCATAGTAATTCTTGTCATGTGCCACTCTATCACCCCTTTAGGATTTTTTTAGAAAGGAGGCTATAACCGCTTATTCTCTCACTTCTCGGTCAGCGCAAATGCAGAAGATGATAAGTTATTTGTGTTCTATCATGCTTAAATGGTAAAAGAGCAATCAAGTTACTCTGGAAACAGCATTTCTTCCTTGGGCTGGGCTTCATCAACCATAGCTTTGGCTTCTTCTTCGCTCATACCCTCAAATTTCTCAAAAAACATCCATGCCGGGACTTTGCCCGCTTGAACATATTGCCACCACCGCAGGCGGTCTTCTTCTCGATTATATGTAATATCTCCGAAGTCATATGTTACTTCATATGTTCCGGCAGGAGCCAATCCGTAAAGCGTAGCCATCACATCCAATGCATAGATGGTATCATCCAAACAGTCCTCTAATTTGTCCCGGACATCCTTGATAAACTGGATTGTTCTGCGGTCATCTGATTCTACCTGCGTGGCGGTAACCATACCAGTTTTTTGATTAAACACAAAATAGCCATTACTAAATCCAATCTTATAGCCGATCTGCGACAGAATAGCATTGATTCCATCCAGTCGGGTCTGTGTCTGCAGTGTGGGATTGATCTCCTGGTAGAAATCATCTGATCCGTTGCCCTCTACCACCTTGACATAATCCGGCATCCCCATCTTCTCTTTCATCCTGCCTGCAGCAATAGTGGGGTCAAGTCTAAACAGCTCTGAAGCCTGGAAAGGGAACAGTTTGTCAGAATCCATCAACACTGTGCGCTTGCTATCCACGATCTCCTTGCTGTTCCGGCTGTAAGCAATATCAAGGTCTTTCAGTTCCTCGATAGCTTCTGCGAAGATAGGCATAGACAGCGGACTGCTGATGTCAATGTTATTCGCCTGTGGAGTGCGCAGGACACCATATAAAGGCTGTTCTATTCCACCTATCACAGCACTTTCAAGCAATCCATTCCACGGTGTCTCGGATATATCCACCTTTTTGTATGTATCGTCCTTGCTTTTACCCTCATAGCACACGTTGTCTATCAGATAAGAGCCATTATCGGCAAATCTGTGATATTCCAGTCGTGTATACCACAGATCTTTTTTGACCTTTTCGGAAAAATAAAAGATAACACCAGTTATTTTATCATTCACACATTCCGTCACCAAAAATCTGTCAGGTGTGAACAGATCAATCCCTGTGCCGTTTGGCTTAATGATCACTGTGCCGTACACGCAGCCATATTCTACCCAGTGCCGGAGATTAAAATACACATTCTCAATCTGCTGTTGCAACCAATCCGCTCGCGCAGAGCCATCAACCGTGATCCCGATTGCGAGAGTGGCAAGTCGCGCAACCTCGGAGCAGATAGACTTCGCAAAGTTGATAGTTTTGACATGGTCTTTCTCGTTAACCCATTCCGGTTTACCCTGATAGATTTGCACACACTGCTTGATAAATTTGTCCATCGTGTCCGTGTTGATGGCATCCACCAGAAATTCATCTTCCGCTTTTCTCTTTAACAGCATATTTACCCATCCTTTTATAGTCTGAATCAATCCCATTTAGTTATCCTCTTTTATATCATCAAACGCTTTATTGACTATAGGTATAATGTGAGCAATCCAATCGACTAAGTCCTCATTGTTTCCATATGCCACACCGCATTCTTGCGCTACGGCATGGATCAGTTCATGTCTAACAACATGATCCGTTCTTATTTGCTTTGACTCTTCAGAAATTCCACCCATATATTCCGTTGCTCTGACGATGATTTCTTTGTCAAAAACTCTGCAAAGACCATCATTTTCTCCCAATTCTGGGTTATTAAGGTCATCAACCTTGAAAGAGTATGGTGTGCCTAATATGTTTACCGTCTTCATCATGCGCTGTTACCTCTCTTCATTGATAGCGGACTCGTTGCATATCTGATAGCATCAATCCAATGGTCATTCCCATCTGGATAATCTGATATAACTTCCCCATTGCCATCCACTTCGTGTTCGTAAGATATAATCTCATTATATGCCCTCGGTGTTCGTGCCGGGTCTATCACAATGGTTCTGCACTGCAACCATTCGAAGGTGTATTTACGGCTCCCAGGAGTTACGATAGCTTTCCTTGCCGGAAGTCCGGCATCTCTAAAATCTAAAATGCTTTCTTCTTCGTCAACACCACACATAATCCTTACATCATCGTAATTTTTATCAATAATCTGCCTTGCCATGTCAGTATTGCGAATTTTATTTCCGCCAAGTTCGTCAAGAAGAATGACTTGCTCCTTGTTCGGCAGATATGCAAGTCTAATAAATGCCTTTGGATCTGGGAACCATCCCCAGTCTTGACCTTGGTATATCGACTGATAAGTTTTAATTTCGTCATCAGATATGGACCTAATTTCCAACAATTCAAATATGTTTGTACCAAGTCCAACAGGAAGTCCTAAATACTCATGGTTGTACGCTCTTTCATTGGTCTTTTTAAGGTGCATTGCATCATCAACAAACTGTTGTCCAAGCCATTCGATGGGGATCATCGTGTAATCTGTGTGTAGTCTGTAACTATCCTCTCTTGATTCGTCAACATATTTGTTTGCCCAGTTTGTTCTGCTAATAGGTGGATTAAATGATTTAAATACGACAAACTTACTTCCTCCACGGAGAACTGACTGCTGTACTGTTCTTATTTCTTCGATTCCAGCAAATTCGTCCAATTCTTCGAACCAAAGGTATTTGAAATAACCTTTGCTCGATTTAATAGATTTCGTTTTCTTTGCTTTGTCCAGCCCTCTAAATATTATCTTTTGCCCGGTTGGTTTGTACACAAATTGCAATGGGCTTACTTTTGCTTCCCACAAACAAGACACCTCAAGGGCATCTATTGCCCATTGAATCTGCTCGTAAACTGATTCTCTGAGAGTGACAGCATATTTTCTGAAGATAACCGCATTTGTTAACTTCTCTTCCATTGCATCATTCATCATTCCATAAACGATTTCAACCGACACGGCAGAAGATTTAGCAGAACCTCTTCCACCATATAAATCATAATATGTGTGATTTCCGTCTAAAATATCCCAATGCAAATTGTAATAGCATGGTGCAATCAAATCAGTCAGATCTACTGTTGTCTGGTCTTGGAATGTTGTTGACAATAGTGACCCCTCCTTGCTCTGATTTATTCTCTATGTCAATTATTCTTTTTGCCAATTCCTTTGCGGCATCTTTTCTGTCAGAAAGGCTTGGTGGCAAATCAAAAGCATCTAACACCTCACCACGCATAACGGAAGTAAAAAACTGCATGATTTCATCTCCCGTGGCAACCCTTTTTTCTTCTGTTGGCTTTACTCGTTCCGCAATATATTCGCATATAGACGGCTTTGTTAAGTTTTCCGTAGCTATTTGTCTGCAGCTATCTTCTGAATATCCAGCTCTTCTGGCAGCTTCTGTACCATTGCCGCATTCGATATAATAATCAGCAAATAATTTTTGCCTTTCCGTTAGCTTTCTTGCCATTCGCTCACCGCCTTATAAATATCTAACAAGCACATAATAATATCAATGATAGAGCAAGAAGATATTATTTCGTAATCCGTTATTTTCCATTCTAATTTCTTTTTTGAAAAATAAGTTATGGGAGTTAAAACCTTGTAACATGTAATCATTCTTCCTTGATCATCAGAGTAGAATTGACATGTATTGATTTTTACGATAAATCCTTTTTTGATAATAGCAGTTTGCAATTTTTTCATTCTACCTTTTATGCTCATAAAATACCTCACAATATCTACTATTACATTATAATTATATAACATACGTTATTACTTTTCAACAACAACCGTTATTTTTTACTTAGCAACACATATTTAAAATAATAATCGGAAGTTGCGCTGAAAACCTTTTGACATCATCCGACAAAAAGACCTATGATTTTATTGCAACAGATAACCGACCACCAAAGGAGAAAGATATGGACAAACAGAAGTTGCTGGAGTATGCACAGTATGGATGTGCTCAGAAAATGAATGACTATCGGATTCTAGCAGAAAAGGCAGGATCCGCAATAAAAGCTGACACAGCTTACACGCTCTATCAGCAAGCGCAGGAGGACTGCCAGGAAATCAACAGAATGATTGCAGAAAAATAGGGAGAGTGTTATGCTCTCCCTATTCTATTCACTTATCTTATGCTACTCTATTGTACTTATGCTGCATCTCCTCTATATCATCCACAAGATAATATTGTACTGTCATGTCCGGCTTTGCATGTCCCATCAATTTACTCACCAGCAAGACATCTCCCGTTTTGCGGTATAATACGCTTGCAAATGTCTTGCGATACACATGCACGGTTGCTGTGATCCTGGTTACTCCTCCACGGACAGCCATCTCCTTAGCCAGCTTTTCGATGCCGTAAGTGCGCATCCGGTTATACGGTGCCCGATCAGCCAAAAACAGAGGATCTGTTCCCGGTCTGTCCCCGATATAATTTCTCAGTGCCATCACAGCTACCGGAGTGAGCATTCCTGTGCGGTAAGTATCCGTCTTTTCGGCATAAATAGATACCTGCCTGTGCACCAAATCAATATCTGACACATTCAGAGCGGAGATCTCGCCTACACGCATACCAGTACAGATCATCAGTTCAAAGAGTGCTTTTTCTTTCGGCGTCTGCAGCGCATAACGGATAGTTTCAACCTCTTCATCCGTCAGGCGCACCTTCTTCTTTTTTACCTGCTTCACACGATCCACACCGTCAATGATATTATTCTGGATATGCTGTTTACGGAATGCCCAGCCGAAGAACGTGCAGAGATACCGGTATATGGTGGACTTATAATTTTGGCTGATATGATCCCGGTAACTCCTGATAGCAAGGTAATCTGTGATATCCTGTGCAGTAATTGCTTTGTAATTTTTGCCAACATGGTCAAAAAACTTACTGATGATACCGATATAGCTGCGAATTGTGCCTTTATGCAGTCCTGCCGCTACTCCATCGACGCAGTATCTCTGCATCAGCCAATCGTTATCGTGATCTACGACAACCGGCAATTGTTTACTCTCTACCAGCTCGAAGTCCTGCATTTTTACATAAAGCGTAATCTTCATCCGGTCGATCTGTTCCTTGGTCATGCTGTCACGTAATTCATAGGCTACGTCGTTGATTAAATCGTTTTTAGTCATATGCGCACCTCTTTCGTATTGCCTAAGGTATCACATTATGGTATGATATCCTTAAGCAGTTGAGCGGTACAGTCTACTTTGGTCGGTGGGTGTACCGCTGTTTTTATGTAACAGACCATTGACAGATATTTCCAGTCATGGTATTATTTGTTTGAAGAGAACAAATGTTCTGTATTCGTGGATTCGTCCCGGTGCAGGACATTTTGTTTTATCAAGGATTTAATTTCACTCGCTTGTAAATATAATCACCCAGATAAATGATGCCATCGTAAAAATCTTTTGAATGCTTAGTTAAATCAATCTTGACTCTTTCATCTGAGAAAAATTCTGACATTAATCCGCATAACTTTGCCTGTTCAGAAGCCCTACCAGCAAAGAAAGCTGCAGATGTCAATAAAAGTATTCCTATGATTCCTCCCATTATCTTCTCCTTTACTTTTTGTCCGTCAAATCTCTACCGCACAGCGGGCAGTTTTTTATTTTTATTGCTCCCATCGGCTCGTTTTCACTATTGGCAAAGAGCATATAATTTTCTGCCCCCAGCCTAATAGTTCCATGTTTGCCGCTTACATTTGCATACTTCTCGCAAAAATCACACATTTCCGCTCTCCTTCACTAACTTTCAGTTTAGATGTTCATAACACCAGACTTCCATCCTGCTTTTTTAGCCTCTTCTGAAAGAATCTCATTTTCTTCAGCTATAGCCATTTTTCTTTGTTGTTTTTCTAAACAATATATTGATAAAATTTCATCCACCAACTCATTAATACTACATAACATATCTCCGTCAACCTCTTCGGTTCGTTCTGCATCATTTAAAATATTTTTTATATCTTCTGCACATTCATGTATTTTTCTCATACAAATGCCTCCATAAATCTTAATATTTCAGTTTACTCCAGATGTGCTGTCCAGTGCCGGATATCTACCGGATCAATCACTTCTGAGCATTTAGGACATATAGGATATAACCCTTTTCTGCGATTCTCGTCCATGTCCCGGAATGTTTTATTCCTCCTCATCCGCTTGAATTCCGCATCTGCCATTTCTCCGTATATCTTAGCTTTAGATAGCATTTTCCGCTGTGCATCCTCCACCAGCTCATACCGCCTCGCCAGCGTAAGCAGAGCATCAAAGGCATCTACCGTAGCACCGCAATCCTGACAACTTACGATCCGGTTTACCGTATCAATCTCGTAATGAGGTGGATCGCATTTGCAAAGCTTTTCTCTTCCTCGCTCGATTCTTACCAAATCGAAGGAAATAATCTCATTATCCATAGCATTCCTCCACTAAATCCTAAGAGCATTACCGCAAAATCTACAGTACTTTGCCAATATCACACACTTGGAACCGCCTGTATAATGGCTTTCCACATATTTGTGTACTACTGCTCCGCAATATTTACACGTTATTCTTGCCATAACAGCGTAGCTGTCATTTATTTCTTTCTGTTCATCGTGTGACCACATTTCTCGCTTAACTCCTTTGCTAAATCCTAAGTTACATAGGTTTCACAGTTACACCGTTCACCTCTGCGGCTCCCTGCAGATCAATGACCAAACACTGCCTTCCGTCAATCAGCTTTGTTTCCACAAGATCTGTACGCTCAGGTTTTACCTTTACGGTCACATCCGGTGTCTTTACCTCAAAGCTACGGCTGCTGTAAATATTGTCCAGCATCAGCTCCGTGTCCGGACCTACAGTATCGTCGTAGCACTGGTCAAATGCATCCATGCTGTCATCGTCTAAACCGCTTTTGGCAAAGATGGTTTTAACTTTGTTTTTATCCAGTACCACCGGCTCCGGATCTTCCTTGTGTTCCTGCACAACCTCTGTCAGCTCATAGTGGATATTCTTAACCGCTTCCACGGAGCAGTTATCTCCAATCACCTCTTCTACCAGTGCCTGGAATGCTTCTTTCTGGCAGTCCGCAGGCAGGGGCAACGAACATCCCAACACCTTATCAATAAAATCATCCTTCAGATCCGCAGCATCTTTGGAATAGTACAGAGTGCTGTGCAAGTCAGTGCTTCTGTCATTAAACGTGGGGAACAGGAAAGCAGTATCCGGCATGCCTACCACCCAATCACGAAGCCGGTTCTGGAAGGTGTTCTCCACAGCATTGTAACTCAGTCCAGTCTTGGACAGATCCACCGGGCAGATGCAGGCAAGTATATACTCATAAACCTCATCAGATGCATCCTCCATCTCGATACCGTCCTTGGTACGGCCCGGCACATCGTAGGCATCGTGGATCAGTAGGATCAGATAATTGCCCACATATTCATAAGATTCAATGATGCGGTTGTAGAACTGCTCCAGCAGTGCATCGTCTCTCAATTTGCTGTCCCGTAGGTGCAGCAGGAACTCCTGTGTTCCGCCCTCGCTCTCACTCTCCAGCGGAAATTCCAAATTCAGAAGATTCTTGCCGATGGTGCCGGACAGACTCTTACGCAGAATCTCGAAATACTTGAACATTTCCTCCTCCGGCAGTGACAGAAATGCCTGCTTCAATTCGGTTTTCTTATTCTTCCCCCCATCTACGTAACATCCGCAGATCCGGGTGATAGAACAATTCCTTTCTGTAAATAATTTCTTAATTTCATTGATTTCCTGTTTAATCATAGATAATATCCTCTCTTTCTTTAATTGCCCAACTACCGAATTTTCCTCGGTAGTTCATTTGCCCAACTAGTAAATTTTTTTACCAGTTCGATTTCTGCCCCGTGTTTACGGGAGATTTTAATTTGCCGGTAACTTGCTGAAACTCATATCCAGGTACCCGTATTGCCCGCGGTGATCCTTCTGCATCTGTCTCCAGTATCCCATCCGCGAGCATCCAGGTTATATGTTGGTGGACTGCACTACTGCTATGCAGCCCTACCTCATTCCCAATCTCACGGAGCGTAGGAGGGTATCCATGCTCCGTGGTGTAAGAGATAATTGCCTTTAGGATCCTATCTCTGATCTTTTTATTATGCTCTGTCATAGCCTGCCTCCTACGCAAACCGGAGTTGGCCGGTCTGCTCTGTCTTGATCTGCATGTTCGGTGTACGCTCTGCCACACATAACTCCGGCAGATTTGCTCTAACCAGTGCCGCGGGAATCGGTGGGCATACCGCATTGCCACATCGGCGGACCTGTTCGCTGCGCGGGTAGGTCTTTCCGGTGTAATCATGGTCAATTATGTAATCGTCCGGAAATCCCTGGCATCCGTACAGTTCCCGCGGCTCCAGCATCCGAAGCCCGATATCCACAATCTGATAATCCACGCCCTCAATTGTCACCAACCCAAATCTGTCTTTGGTCGTAACCGTATCAAGCGGTTGCTCAATGTCCTGACCGGTAGCATCCCCATAATATTTAATCAAAAAGGCTCTAACCTCTCCGAAGTGCCCGTCGCCGGCTGTAATTGTAGGTATTGGATCCCTCACGTCCCGGCCGTCACAGTGATTATTCATCTGGATCAAGTTTGCCGTCACCACACTGTTATGGTCCCATGAGGTGACTGTCGGCAATGGCTTCTCCATGCTCTCTCCTGCTCCCTTGTAGCCACCGTCATAATACTTATGCAGAAATGAGGTAACCAGTCCATACCGGTTCGATCCATCCACGGTCATGATTGGATCTTTTATGGTCTGCCCGCGGACTTCTCCCTGCGCCGTCTCGGAATGGTACTGGATCAATGTGGGACTGATTAAGCAATGCTCATTTTTGCTCACAATCGTAGTCAGAGGATCCCTTACATCCTTACTTCTGTCCGCCGTGAATCCGGTCTGACCGATCTGTACCATATACGGTTCTACGATTCCATACCCGTGCTTTCCTGTTATGGTCGGCATCGGCTCCCGGATGTCGTTCGGTCTACGCTCACCGCCATGATTGCATTGGATGATAAAAGGTTCCGGATTTTCCAGTACAAATTTTTTCAATCCTCTGGCAATACGCTCCATTGTCTTGGGTGCCAGCGGGCGTACCGCCCGGATCCCGTACTTCTCCCTAATCTCTTCGGATGTATCAAAAATACTCGGACAAGGAAGAGAAAAATCAAGCTGTGTATATGCTCCAACATACGGTTTGAGAAGTCCTGCTTTGACTGCTTCGCTGTCCGCCGGTCCGTGTGTTGGTTCCGGCCAGACAATCGGCTTGCCATCACACCGTGCAATCAGAAAGAATCTTTTCCGCATGGTGGGCGCTCCGTAATCAGCAGCAACCAGCTCCCGGAACTGTACCTCATATCCCAAATCAGTCAACTGCTGCACGAACTTTTCAAAAGTCTTGCCCTGCTTTGCCTTAATCGGATGATGTCCCCTGTTGAGCGGTCCCCATGTTTTAAATTCTTCCACGTTCTCCAGCATGATCACCCTCGGTCTCACCAGTCCAGCCCATCTACAAGCCACCCATGCAAGCCCACGTATAAATTTATCTTTTGGCTTACCTCCCTTAGCCTTGCTGAAATGCTTACAGTCCGGCGAGAACCACGCAAGACCCACTGGATGACCATTACAAGCCTTGACAGGGTCTACTTGCCATACATCTTCGCAATAGTGCTTAGTATTCGGATGGTTTGCCTTGTGCATCCAGATAGCTTTCGGATCATGGTTGATTGCAATATCCACGCTATAGCCGGTTGCCATCTCTATCCCGGTGGACGCACCCCCGCCGCCAGCGAAGTTGTCAACAATCAGTTCTCCGTTAATCATGGCATCACCTCCGGAAAGTCCTCTATCTGCATCTGTCCAGGGATATCGCCTTCCGATTCTTCATCCTCTTCGCATGATTCCACCATTTCTGCATCCATGTCTTTCTCTTCCCCGACTTCAATGCAGAACACCGGTTGTCCCTGATCTGTTATTCCGAATGTGTTGGCATTCTCATATAGTTTTCTTTTTCTCGGATTCGCAAGAATAAAACTTACCGGTGCATCATCCGGAAATGTATTCAGATATTCTTTTAATTCTTTGTTTGTCATTTTTTTCAGGAACCGGGTACCATTTATGCGCGCTGGTTCGGCTCCTTTCTACATATCAAACAGGCTAAGTTGTACAGGCTTCTCCTGTTCTTCTTTTATTTTCTGCTGTCGGATCTGCTCTAGTTCTTCCAAGCGCTCCGGTGTCAGCCACTTATCTGCATGGACACGATCCACACTATATTCCACAAGGTTCTCGTATCCTACTTCAATGATTTTCTTCTCCAGTCGTTCGATATTCTTCTGCTTTGCAAGCTTTCTTTTCTCCTTTTTTGCTTCTTTCTTCTGCTTCTCATTGTCGGAAGCATGTGATATCTCTATCCCATCTCTTATGTCCTGCAAATCCTGCATCAGATCACGACTCGGCTTGGATTCTGCCCGTATGTTCAAAATCTCTGCTTTAAAACTCTTGTCAAACAGGTATTCCGTTGAATGATTCACTTTATAATCGCAGAATATCTTATCACTCTGTACTTTTATAAATGCTTCGCAGATATCCATACTGCACGGATTTTTAAAAACTCTCATTCCTTTTTCAATATGTGTCCATCTTTCGCCTTCAAACAATGAGTGTTGCGCTTCTGTCTGTTTTTTTATTCCGCTGGTCTTCAGATCATAATATACATTTCCACGCTTCTCATTCAGCTTCCGGCCTAAGACAGGGCAGTAACCGTTCTGTGCAGAACACATGATTGCGCATATAGCCGGCTCATAATACATATTCCATTCTCGCGTACGCTCATTGTAGTACATATGATTCTGACATATCCTGCCGTTATGAGCATCTGCATACTCCTGATATTTTCTTCTCTCTTCGTCTCGTCTGTCTTTTTCTGCCTTTTCAAAGCTGTTATCATAATCGTATGGTTCATCCGTTTTATGGCATGCACACCAGCATTGGATACAATTTCCACCGCCAAAAATCCCATGCAGTCTATTGTCATTAAGTGGACACTCCGCCTTATCGTAAGGGCATCTGACAACCGGATTATCGTTTTCGTGACACCACTCCTCTCCCATATAACCCATATGAGGCAATACATTGGAGCCTTTTACATACATCCCGCAACCTGTTTTGTACAGGAAATTGTCACTATAGACCCGATTATACTCAAAACCACCATATACATTGTCCAGTGGACCGGTACTTGCCGTATGGTATCCACCAGCTATATGCACCTTGTCCTTTGGATAATTATCCGCGGTATATCCCTCTGCCAGCAGCCTTTGCGTCAGTAAGTTATACTTCACACACGATCACCTCATATTCCTTGGCACGGCCGCATCCCAAAGAAATCTTCCATCCTGTCACGCAGGGCATTTACGTCCATGTCATACTCCTTTGCGATACATTTCTCGCAAACCGGAATCTTATATGCCAGTGTTTTGGATAACCTAGCATCCCAACTATTCAGCTGTTCTCCGCAGATATTGCAATACTTATCAAGCCATTTAACCTTTTCTGCCATCCATCTGCTCCTTGTACATCTGTCCTGCCATGCGCACCAGGTAGTGTTGTAAGGCTTCTGCAACGCTGATTCTGTGCTTGGTGCAATATCGGTCAACGTAACGCTTAAAGTCCGCATTATCGGCATACAGGTCGGTGTAATCAATGTTCTGCATCTGCTCCACCTGCCTTTTTCTCTTTCCTCATAGACAGCACATATGGTATTCCCGGAAAACGTATCTGATACTCTCCATCAGGGCAGTTCTGTTCGTGCTTGTTCATAAACCACTCAAAAACAGCCTTGATTGCCATTTGGGTAACGTCTTCCTTTTTTCCTACCCATTTATCATTTTTCAGATTGCCATAGTAAATAGTATCTGTGATAGGGCTGACACCCATTGCCTTAGCCATCTAATCCGCCTCCCCGTAGCGGAACCTTTTTATAAAATCATCCGCATCAATCAATCGCATCGTTTATCCTCCTCCGGTTTCTTGCATCTTTCAAATTCGATAACCCACACCCACGGATTCGCATCCCAGCCGTAGCGGTCAAGGTCAGATTTCTTGATGGTCGAATCCCAGATCTGCATAAATTCAAACTGTGGAGGTTCAATCCATCCAGTATTCATACAGTCGGTGCATCCGAATGCTCCTGCATTTGTATGGTGGCACTTTTCTCCTTCTGCTCCTTCTCTGATCGCTCCCCCTTCGGTAATGCTCTGCAACCGCTCCACCCGTACATCCGTAACCTTAAGCCAAATACGCGCGGCTTCTTTCGGCATGTGGATTGATGGACGCTTAGCCCAACTATAATTCCACCCCGTTTCTGGCTTTTCGTCTGATGCGACGTACTTAAACTCGTTATACCATGACGGTTTTGTCTCTCCGTCAATATCCAAATAGTACCCTATTTTCTGCCATACAGTTTCCCGGACATACAGGATGTCGCCCGGACAGATAGGACAAGTTCTTTCTGCTATGCTTAACTTCTCCGTATGTTTCTTATCTGCAAAGTTATGTACTGCATAAGTCCGCATGTCAGCATTGTAAAAATCCATATCAGGTACTGTATACTCATTTGCATCTTTGCATATACGCCGGGTGCAGGTCTTCCGTCCGTCCAGAATCGCCATCACCATTTCTGTATTGAATAAAATCGGTCTAATTGCCATCATCACCATCACTCCAATCAATGTGCTGTCCACAATACTTGCAATACAGTTCATCGTCCCACACATGGAATATATGTTGATTGCAATTAGGACATTTGTAACATTTTTGCAGCTGGCAACCATCAGAAATATGTTTTCCGTTATTCATAAATCTTGTATCTACAAATTCCGGTTTCTTCGCCGTCTGCTTCTCCACAGCTTCACGGCATTCCTCCACCGTGCCGATTTGGCAGTACTGCTTATGCTTCTCCATCATCTCAAGCAGCCTTTTGAGGTCGTACCCTCTTTGCATCAGGTTATCCTCAAACTTGATGTACTCAGCGATATTGTCCGGGTCAATCCCACGCTCGATCATAGCTTTGCAGATCTCAACGGCATTCTTACAGGTGCTAATCTTTCCAATCTGGCGGTACTGCTGTACTTCTTCCAGTGCGTTTATTGCCATTGCATAAGCATTTTCAAAGGATTCACCCCATGATGTATCACATGGAATTGCTTTTCCAATTTCGTTACAATCATATTTTAATTCTTCAATTGCTTCATTCTCCGTCATGGCTACCCTCCTTAACTCCATTTAAAATCCTCACAAGGTCTCATTCTCCGCTGATTCTTACCTCTTTTATTGCATATTCCCCAACCACCGTAATGACAATCTTCACAAGTAATCGGATATTGATTTAATTTTTCCTCAATACATTTCTTGCACTGGTAAGAATTTTGATTATACTCATACCGACAATTACGATTTTTGCGTTTGCATGTCGCTATATTACACCTCCAACAGTTCCGGATTGTCAAATTTGTTTCCGATAACCTCATAAATACAATCCCTGTTTATACGTGGCTTTGATAATCCATACTCATTACTTGTCCGATAAAATTCAGCATAATTTTCATCCCAAAGTACAGTGCCAGTGCAATAATTTTCTGGATGTGCTCCATCATTGTAATGTTTAACAATATCATTCTCCCAAATCAGCTTGCCATTCTTGTCCTTAAGTCCTGTACTTTGGCAGATAGTGTTCGGGGCTATCTCGTAGAAATTTATACCAGTAACATTCCAATCATCACAAGCAGTTCCATTGTATTTTTCAATAACAATTCCGCCAATAAATACTCTTCCATTTTCAAATCCATCATCAAACAAGTAACCATGTACCCATTTTCCGTCATCTTTACGTTTTGCCTTGAATAGATATCTATCTTGCATCCTTCATTCCTCACTTTCTTTCTGCAGCCATGCCAACGTACAATCCTTACAATCATGGCTAAAATCGCATACCTTGTCACTTCCAGTAAATTCCGCAGGACACATAATAGCCATTGCCAATTCCTCGTCCGTCATGCTCCTGATCCGGTCTGCGTTGGTCATGGGTGCGTAATGCTCGCAGTCTCTTTCTATATCCTCATGCGGACAGTCGTTGATTTTCTCGCACCATGAATACGCATCGAAACCATTATCCTTTGTTTCTAAATTCTTGCAATTATTACATTTCACCATCTTCTACCTACTTTTCTTGCAAAAATCTCTTGATGACATCAATATCTCTGTCCAGCACGCTTAAATGCTCTTTGTTCATTTTTTGATAGACAATCAAGGGATTCTGTCTTCCTGCCTTTTTCGCTCTTAATACTTCCCATATACCTTTCGGTTCTTCAATCGTCCATCCGGTTTTGATAAGCCATTTGCGAAAAGCATCCAATTTGTTGCTATGCAGTGTGTTCCTATTTGCCATATTCTACCTCACTTTCCCGGTACGTCTCCGGCAGTGGCATCCAGGCCGCAATCCTCGGCTTGCTCTCCATCACAGGGTAGCTGCAGTCATATGGTTTTGTCCGTCCGATATGCCTTGACATCTCTCCCGGATGCTCCTCCATCTCCCGCAATTCATCATCACTGTGAAATCCTCTGCTCACATTTCTTTATCCACCTTTCTCTGTCGTATTTATGTCTTCTCTCGCGGTATGCAGGGTCAAATGCACGCTTATATTTCCAATGTGCATCCATTTCTTCCTTGCGCTCTGCCCGGAGTCTTATCGTGGCATCTTCATCAACCACAGCCTTATACCTATGCGTTTTCCGACACCATGAATCCCTATGCAGGCAGGTCCGAAATGTCTGTTCCGAGATCCCCAGGTAATCAGCCGCGGCTTTTGCCCCGAAGATATCCACCTTCACCGGCAGTTCAAATTCATCATTCGTCACTATCATGTACGCTTTCATCATTGCCCTCCGCATGGATTAGTGCCATGAATTTATCATATTGCTTCTGAGAAATCTTATTCCCCCTCTTATCCTCTCTCAGATCGATTTTAAGGTGCTTTTCTGCGATAGACAGTAATTCCCTCGCCAACATCCTTTTACCCTGCTCTATGCCATCCCTATAGCCTTTGGCGGGGCGGTACTCGTCAATCTGCTTCTTGCCCTCGCCCTGCCCGCCGGCTGTTTTGTTCCTGAGCTGGTAACCATACTGTGCATACTTTTTAATCCAATATTTTTCCCAATAATCCAAGTCATCTACTTCATAATGAAAAAATCCTATGTTCCATCCATAAATATTTTCATCAACAGAAAGTAAACCATGACTTTTTATTGATAAATCTATATGTTGGTACCCGGAGAGGTGCTGTGCCAGTCTCGTCAACAGGTGTTTAGCCTGTCCTATGTACGCATACCGGATTCCATCCTCGTCTGTCCGGGTCAGAACGTATATCCCACTGCCATCATCAACGTTGGGATTAACCTCCAATATTCGTTTCTTGTTCTTGGCTTCAATGGCCATTGCCTTTCGATAATTTTGATTGCTCATCGTTCTCCCTTCAATTTGCCAACATAGATTTTTCAAACTCAGACATATCTCCGTAGTTCGATGTCATCATACCTTTGTTGGCATCGTACTTCTTCTGCGCTGGTGCCTCTCTGCTTTGCCTACTGGATTTCTCCCAGGTCCTCACTGCTGCTTTCCAGTCCTTCATGTGGTTTTTCCCAACCATCCAACCCTTTGACGAGTAGAAATCAACAAAGGTCTGTGGATCAACGCTATTGTTCCGCTCCTGGCAGTAGGCACGTACATCATCAACGGTCGGAGGCTCAAATTTTTTCTTAGATACGTTAGTATCTTCTTTTTTATTATTCTTTCCTTCTTTCTTTTCTTCTATTGTTGTCGTTAGAATGTCATTAGAGTGTCGATTGCCTGTCGTTTGGCTGTCATTTTGTATGTCACTCGACTGATACTCACAGTAGTTTTTTACCGTAAATACGGTATATTTCGGATATGTTTTGCATGTCACTTCGCCTGTCAATTTTAGATGCGAAATTGCGGTTCTTACCTCCCGGATCGTCATGGATGTCTCATCTGCCAACTTTGGAAGTGATGAGACGAAGGATCCGCGGGGAATCACCTTGCCTTCAAATCTTCCATCTTTCCAATTTGCCCTGAGAAGCATATGGATAAATAACCGGCAAGTATTTATATTTCCGTACCACTCCCATTCCATGATCTTCCGGTTCAGTTTTATGTACTCCACGCAGACCACCTACCCTATTCCGAAATCTTTCAACGACATCTGACCGGTATTATCTGCTTTCGGTGCCAGGCACCGCCGTATAGCTTTACAACGCTTGCTACAGCTACTGGTCCTTGCCTGCTCCCTGAACAGATATGCCTTGACTTTCTGCCTGTCCGCCAGACTGCCGTCCGGCCGGAAGTATCCATTATCTATATTGATGATAAGTGTATCCCGCTGCAGCAGAGCCTCTTCCAGCTCCTTGCGGATCTTGCGGTCACTCAATCTTGTATCTGTCACCAGTTTTTCCCGAGATATCCGGTTGGCATATCCAAAAGGTATGTAATTCTCAATCAGTATATAGACCACCTCCCAGGCGGATCCCCGTCCGCCCTGACACTAATAATGGCTGTTTGTGAGACACCATTACTAACACAAACGGTTTCTTTCGCCCCGCAGGGCAGGTGTTGCAACCTTATAGGTAAGACCTTCCAAACTCTTTTATAAACTCTTCACGGGATCCGTAATGCTCCTCATAATACCGCTGACATTCCTGCTTCAGCCGTAGGTCAAGTCCCTGATTCGGTTTCATGTGCACGCTGTCCGGTCCGTATGTATGTAAGGTAGGATGCAAGGGTACAAGGAATCCTCTTTCTTCACTGGCTTTCTTTCGGCTGCCGTTAAACACATGGTGGATATGGACTACTCCCAAATGGGTGATATAGCAGGATCCCATATCATCCGTCAGAACACTCCAACACTTCTTCATGGCTTCCACGCTTTCATCATTTCTTCCAGTTCCGCAGGAGTAAGGGTTTCAATACCAACTTCCTTACATTCGGATACCAGTCCATTGATAAGTTCGCTCATCTCCCTGGTGTCGTAATCGTGAGAGCCACGGTACATGACATATGTGCGATACATGGTTCCATCCTTGCCCTCACGCACTTGTGATGTCGGACCGATATGGTAAGTCTCAGCTTCCAATGCTGTGTTCTCTGCCTTGTCCGTGTCCGGGAGTGTTAGAGTGACAAGCTTTCCCTCGATGTATTCCCGCTGTCCGTACTTCCTCAGGATCATGTTGTGCATCCGTCCCTTTGAGATATGCATTGCTTCTGCCAGCTTCGTGATCAACTGCCAGTAATAGGCATTTGCATCCAGTGATCTCTTCTGACGGAATTTAACAGCGGTAATGGTCAACTTCTCTGCATCCCTGATACCGTCAAACTGGCTGGTCACGGCATCGGCTGAGTCCGCTTGAAACGATATGTTATATTTGCCTGTCATGAAATCCATTGTGATTCCAGCCACTTTCCCGGTAAATTCCATTATCAATCATCCCCATATTTCTCTCTCAACGTTTGCAACATCATTCCAACTTCTGATCCAGTCAATGTTTCTACGGTCTTGTTGTTACTTTTAGCCCAGTAAGCAAGATTAACCTTATGTTTCTCACATAACTGTTTCAAGACAGTCATACTGGCAGCGGAAGGCTGAGCATCATCTTGAGGGATTCCCATCTGGAAAGGTCTCGCTTCTTCTTTTAGCCACAAATCAAATCCAAGACCAGTATTGATAGCAACGCACTTTACAAAAGATCTGCACATGCTGTTCCATACCCTCTGCTGCGACATGGAATTATCTTTTACTGGATTTGTACCATTCATTACAGGAGACTGCATCTCAAATTCCATATCATCAATTACGACCCGTATTCTTGTCTCATAGCAACGATTAGTATTATTTTTGCTGTCTGAAAATACTGTTTCTGTCATACGTAGGCTTGTTCCTGTTTTTTCATCAGGGATCGGAATCCACCGGACCACCTTTGCACCGTTCTCATGCAAAAGAGAAATGCATTTTGCCCAATTCAGATAAAGCATTCCATCTCGCTCTTCACAAAATGGTCTTACATCTATTTTTCTTAATTCATCCCAAGGTTTAAGTGCCACTATATTCTTCCTTTCTCCATGCTCCACAACTGAAGTACCATTCAACAAGCATGGTTCTAAATTCCTTCTGATCTTCCTCTGACCCATTTAAACACTGATCAAGTGCATATTCATAAGCTTCCTTCTCGGGAACAAAATCACCAGTACCATATTTGTGGTAACCAGGCTCTTTTACTACTTCAGGTTGTGATGAATAACAGCTTTCCCATTCAGAATCCACAACCATGCGGTTCTCAATCCTTTCCGGCATCCTTATCACCGTCCTCTTTTTTTATTCCGAGGATTGCCTTAAGTCCATCGGATGCAAAGGCATCACCGCTTTTTAACATCTGCCTGGCAGATATAAGAATCCGCAATGCCTGTATTCCACAGATAAAGTCATCGTAAGGAACAGCAATCAAAACTTCTTCCTTTTTTCCCATTACTCTTCCACCTCCACAAGTTCACCATTTTCCAATCTGTACCATGTATCCGGCTTCACTTTTTCACCGTCTACCCTAAACATCTTCGCACCGACAAACTCCCATGCTTCCTGCTCTGCTTTGTCGTATCTGTCATCCTTTTTACTGCCAATGTATTTCCATTCAGCAAGGACGATATGGGAACCAAGGGTCCCCATTGCTTTTCCTTTGTATCCCCATGCAACCGCAACGCTCTCTGGATCGTTGGCAGAGGATGCACCTTTGTAACCTGTGGCAGAGGATGCACCGCAGTTACCTGTGGCAGAGGATGCACCGTAGTCACCTGTGGCAGAGGATGCACC